CGAGCTTGCGGCCGATCTCGCGGAATGCGGCCTGTTCGCCGGGAGAAAGGCCGTCACGGTTGCGCGTGCGGTGCTCTTCCAGCTGGACGATTTTCTGCGGTCTGGCGACCGGGCGAACCGGCTCCATGATGCGCAGCACCGGCGGCTCGACGGATCGGAACGGAGCCGACGGGATCAGGCTGAGCGGCTTTGTCAGGTCCTCGGCATCGGCATCGGTATCAGGCTCAATCACCTCGTTTGCCGTGTCTCCGGTCTGACGGTCGTCCGCAATATGATCCTCGGGCGCGCCGCCATCGATGTCGCCGGCCTTCGCCAGTTCCTCAACCGCGTCGTCAGCCGCCTCGGCTTCCGTGAACTCTGCCGGGGCCTCATCGAGCGCTTCGGCCTGCGTTTCGAGAAATTCCGGCGTCTCGTCTTCGAACTGGTAGGCGCGGAACTCGTCCTCGTCTTCCTCTTCCTCAACGGTCGTTTCAGGGGCAGCGCTCGCAAACACCGCCGGCGCATCCGCAACGATTGCGGCCTCGGGTGGCTGCGGCACGAAGGTCAGGCCGGTGGCATGCGGGTCCTCGACCGCATCGCCGACGCGCACGATGCCGAAGCCGCGGAAGCCGTCGAAATCGCGATTGCGCGTATAGGTCGGCAGGGCGGCCAGATCGACGGGAACCATCAGGCTGGTACCTTCGGCCGGCCAGTAGATCGTCTTGCCGGACCAGGTGTCGCGCTTTTTCAGCAATTCGCCGATCTTGCCGTCGGGGTCGAGATTGAACAGGGCGGCGAGATCGGAAAAGGCTACGCCGTTGATATCGGCCGCATGTGGGCCGACGGCCTCGGCGAATTCGCCCGACACCTCGCTGAAGCGGCCCTCGGCATCGATCTTCCAGACAAAACGCGAGGCGCGGCGCGCACGCGAGAAGACGAAGGGACCGTCTTGCGAGACTTGCGAGTTTTGCGGGTCTTCGGTCGCGACGACCGGGGGCTCGCTCGTGTCGGCGGGCACCGGTTCGGCCGCAATCGGCCCGCCCGGCAGATCCGCCGGTGAAGGTACGAAGACCGTGTCGTTCGACGCAAGGGCGCCGGAATGCTCTGCCGTTTCGACGGCTTCCGCAAAGGCTGCTTCTTCACGCGACGCGTCGTCCGCCGCGATCTCGGTCGCCAGAGCGACCGGCGGCGCGTCTGCCGCTTCGACTTCGATGCCGACTTCGGTTTCGCTTACCGTGTTGCTTTCCACGTCGCTTTCCACGTCGCTTTCCACATCGCTTTCCGCGTCGCTTGCCATGCCGGCAGCCTCGTCACCGATCAGCGGCTCCGCCAGATCCTCAGCAACACCCTCGCCAACATCGTCCACGACGGCCTCGGCCTGGGCGTAGCCTTCAGCCTCGATTTCATCGGCAGGCATGTCGGATGCCGCATCGCCAATAACATCGCCAACAACATCATCAGCGGTCGTCACTTCGGCGGGCGTCGCAACGTCGCCGGACAGTTCATCACCATAGCTCTCGACGGAGCCAAGCGCGTCGGCTTCGATTTCCTCGGCCGAGACCTCGATTTCCTCGATCGTGCCGATCGCGGCAATCACGCTGTCGAAGGGTGCCGAGGCAAAGCCGCCCGTGTCGGCGGCCGCAGGCAGCGCATCGATGGCCTCGGCGCGGGCGGTTTCTGCGCCGATGTCCGTGGCGCTGTCTTGCGCTGGCATTTCGGCATCCACGAAGGACGTCGCCGCAACCGGTTCGAATGCCGCTGGGCTGGCCATGTCTTCGGCGATCGCCACAGGCTCCGGTGCGACGGCTTCGTCGATGGCAGGCATCGAGTTGGAAGGCATCGAGTTGGAAGGCATGTCGCCGGCAGTCGCTTCCGCGGCAATCTCTTCTGCAGACGTCTCTTCCACGGCAGGCACCGCGGTGACCGGCTGCGCCGGGGCGGGCTCGGGAGCGGTAAATTGCTCCACCACCGTCTCTTCGACGACGGCAGCCTGCACGACTGCTGCTTCCACGATCGCTGCTTGCGCCACCTCTACCGGCCTAACCTCCACTTGTGCGGCAGGCTCGGCAAAATCGGCGCTCGGGTCCATCTGGCCGAGAATGGTCTCGACGGCAAACAGCAGATGCAGCGCCGGCGCGTCCGAGATCTTGCCGATCGCCGCCGGCAGATAGCCACGGCCTGTCGGGATCGGCCGCTTGACCAGACGGTCGCTCTCGCTCGATGTCAGCTTGACCAGAGTCCGGGCCGTATGCGGTGTAATGCCGAGAGCGGCGAACTGGCTGGACGAGGCCACGACGTGGCCGTCGCCGTCGAACACTGCCATATGCGTGTCGGGATCGTCGAAGCCGGCCATCAGTTCCTGCGCCAGATCGACGAGGCTTGATGGCTTGCCGATCGGCGGGATCGCCACCAGCACGACCGGCTCGCCGCGTCTGATCTCGACAAGTTCGGCCACCGCCGTCACCGGCACCTTCTGGAAGCCCGATGTGATGCGCAGCATCAGGTTGCGGCTGTCGCCGGTCTTTGCCAGTTGCCGCGCTGCCGCCTCGATCTGGCGAAACGTCACATCGCTGCGGTTCGGCCCTTCCTCGAGAAAATCATAGATCGAGGCGCTGCCGAAGAAGCGCGCGCCGGCGCCATTGGTCCACAATACCCGTTCCAGCTTCGGCGAAAACACCATCAGCGCTTCGCCGCGCGAAAGCCGCGGGCGGATCTTGTCGTTCACGGCGACATCGATGAATGGGTATTGAGCTGGCATCAGCGGACCTGTCGTTTCCATTGCCTTCAGGCACAAATTAACAGATTTTTAATAGCTAGCGAGGCCCCCCGGGTCCAGCAACGCGGTTTTGTTTCGGAAGGTAAGGTTAATCCGTAGGCATGTTCGCACGGAAAATTTCATATTGCAGTGCACAATAATATTGCAATGCACCATCGAAGGTGCTATATAAGCAATATCAGTGCAAAAGAGGGGTCCGCAAAAACCCCACCAGATGAGGAAATGCGATTATGACCAAGGATATCTTCTCTTTCACCGCCTTCGATCCGTCCAAGATGCAGGAAAGCCTGCGTGACTTCGCCGAAAAGGGCGCCGCCCAGTCGAAGGACGCTTACGCCAAGCTGAAGACCGCGACCGAAGAAGCAACCAAGACCGTCGAAGCCACCGTGCAGACCGCCCAGGCCGGCACTGTCGAGATCGGCCTCAAGGCCATCGACGCGCTGCGCACCAATGCCGAAATGTCGCTCTCGCACATGGAAGCGCTGCTCGGCGTCAAGTCGGTTGCCGAACTCGTCGAACTGCAGACCTCCTTCATCCGCAAGCAGGCGGAAGTGACGGTCGAACAGGCCAAGTCGATCCAGGAAACCGCCAAGAAGGTCGCCGAAACCGTGACCAAGCCGGGCAAGGACGCCGCCGAAAAGGTCATGTCGACCTTCAAGGCCGCCTGATCCAGCCGATCGGGCGATTTCATCGCTTGAAATAATTCTGAAGGGCCGGGCAGTGATGCCCGGCCCTTTTCACATCCCCCAGCCTTTTTCGCATACCCGGGCCTTTTCACATTCGATGCAGAAAAGGCTTGAAAAAGATTCCGTCTGCTCGTATGTGACCCCTCGACGGCGTCAGCGACGCAGTCATGTGCGGTTGTAGCTCAGTTGGTTAGAGCGCAGGTTTGTGGCACCTGAGGTCGGAGGTTCGAGACCCCCCAACCGTACCATTTTTCTCCACTGCTAAGTCGATATTTCGCAATGGCTTACCGGGTGTAGCTTGCCGCGCGAATTTGCAATTTTGACAGCTCAAACTGCAAAAACCACTTTTTGCAACTATATGTCAAACTGACGTTCCTCAAAGAACTGTTCGACCCGACCAGATGCGGCTTGAAGCTCGCCATCGTGACATCTTCTGCATGCCAGATCGGAGGTCGTCCCCTGCCGGAGTACATATGGCAAGCGCACTCAATAGAATGTAGGTTAGGCGAAACATTCAATCTTGTGGGCCGGCCATCATGAAGCTGACATTGTCAAAGAAATGCGCGTCCCTGTCACCCTTCGAAGCCAACCTTCCCACCTTCACCCTGGTCACCGGCCTGAATGGCAGCGGTAAAAGTCAACTTTTATCCGGTATTTCCTCAGGTTCTATCTTCAACGACGTCTCCCCGGTTCCATCAGATCGCTTCGGAAGTCCAGCTCCTGAATACCGGACACCGATCGCTCTCTTCACAGCTGAAAGTTTTTCGGGACATTTGTCTCAGAGAGGAACGGATGACTTCAATGGCCTGGCTCGACGCGAGCGCATAGGTAGAAAAGTAGCACTTACTTTCAAGCAAATCCGTGAAGAGTGGGTTGCATGGGGGCGATCGCGAGGACTGGACACCGATGAGCTCAAAAAAATCACGATTCGTGCGCATTACCATTCGCGTGAAAAATCGGTAATTGCGCGGCATCCGGTGATCGAGGGACCGGAGACAGAAATTTTGCTACTGCTGTCAGACCTGCAGGCTAAGGCTGTCCCAAAGGAAACCATTGAGCCCAACACAGGACCTGATTTCGGCAATGGCCTAATCGGAAATGCGGAGGGCAGGTTAGGCCTGCCGTATTTTCTATTAAGCGAAGAGGACATAACTCATAAAGCCCTAGATCCCACGCCCTTCTTTCGGTCTTCAATCGGACCACTGTTCACACGATACCGCAATCTTCAGCTCCTAAATCTAATGAGGCGATTGCAACAGGAGGAAGGAGAGGAAACCGAACTGCCCCTTACACCGGACGCGTTCAATGAGCGATACGGACCGGCTCCTTGGAAGGTAGTAAACGACACCTTACGCCAGCTCGGCGTTGACGCTACCATCGCGAGCCCATCCCCCACGGAATTCGATGAATACATTCCAGTGATGACCACTCAAGATGGAGCAGTGTTTCCTCCTGACGCAATGTCGACTGGAGAGCGGGTTATACTCAATCTGGCACTGTGCGGGTACCAGGTCGGGAATACTAGCGAAAACATCGAGCCATCGAAGTTGGTTTTGCTAGATGAGGTCGACGCACCTTTGCATCCCGCAATGGTCAAGATCTACTTGGATATCATCGATACGGTCCTTGTCAGGCACTTTCACATGCACGTTATTGCTACGACACACTCCCCGTCTACGGTCGCCCTTTTTCCTGGAGATACCGTTTACGTGATGAAGAAGGGAGTCTCTGGCCCTCAACCTGTAGCGAAATCAGAAGCGATTGCAGATCTAGTCTCTGGCGTGCCTACCTTATCCGTGGCCCTAGAAGATCGTCGTCAGGTCTTCGCGGAGAGTCCTGTCGAAGCAAACAACTTGGATCAGCTTTATCAAATACTTCGTCCCACGCTGAAGTCGCCGATATCCTTGCAATTCATCGCGACCGGCTCCAAGCACGACAATAGCAGTAGAGACAACGTTCAGCGCATTGTGCGGAGCCTTGTTGACGCAGGGAACAAAACAGCTTTCGGGTTAATTGACTGGGACTTAAAAAACATCCCCACCGACAGGGTCAAAGTACTCGCTCCTGGCCGCCGATACGCCTTAGAAAACCTAATACTGGATCCCCTAATCATAGCCTTGGCGATCTATAGGAAGCATCCCGACGTCACCGATTACTACGGCTTCGATGAGAGCACCAGTTTCACGGATCTGTGGCGACTTGATCCGACCATATGCCAGTCAACCGCCGATAAGGTCACTGAAAGGGTTCTGGGTTCCGCTCCTGAAAAATGCGTCGAATGCAGATACTGTGGCGGCCTAACGCTTCAAATCGACGATCGATATCTCCGGATGAATGCGCACAAGTTGGAGAGCGATGTGGCGAGAGCGTTTCCGGTTTTCGATAGTTTGACACGAGGCGGATCCGGGAAGCTAACAAACCACATGATCGAACTAATTTTGCGGGAACTTCCGGCAGTTGTTCCGTTGGAGGTGAGCGAAGCGTTCTTATCGCTCATCCACGCACGATAACGCTCCTGTCCTCTACCTTGCATTTGGCCAGCTCCGTTGAGCTGCCGCTATAACGCCAATCTCAGGTCGTCTCGGTGCAGCTTGCTGCGCGAAATCGGAACTTCGACACGCTGATCCGGAATTACAAAAATTCCGAACGCGTCGTCGCAGTGTCTTCAGCATACTCTTGAAGACAGTTTACGGCTGCCGGAATATCGAAAAAGATTAGTAGTTCATCGTGCATTGCCTCAAAAGACACGGCGCAGAGGTGGGCCACGGCGCTGTGGATGACGAACTGCGGCGCAGTCCCGTTCTTCAAAGTAACGTCAACCAAGGAACCTTCGGCTGTTCTGACCATCGAGTGCTTCACCCAACGGTTGGGGTGGATGCGTAGCCATCCTTCGACAAGCGTAGCACCGACGAAACTAGCAACATATCTACTCGCATTCTCATGGCATTTGCCCTCAATGCAACCCCATTCGATCAGGGAACTTACATTGGACATGTCGTAGACTTCTGCCTTCCCTTCGTTGAGTGCGCGCTCCAGTCCCTCAACAATTATGTCATTCGGTGTCGGCATTGGGAACACTCCAACTACCCGCCCGGCGGGTAAAACTTCACCTGCCACATCAACATGGGACCGTCGATTTTACTGGCGAAGACCAGCTACCGAGGTGGGAAATCCGGTGGATAATAAAGTTCCCCAACCCTGTTGTCCGGCAGCAAGGCGAACACCCTCACGTCGCGTCCGACAGCGTCGGGCAATGTAAAGCGGAAACCAGGTCGGTGGCCATCAAAAAACGTAACGCCGTCTTCTACAGCACGGAATTGATGCATCGGCGCCTGCGCTTGGACAAGCTTGCCATCGACAAACACAAGGACCGACAACGCAGTCCGATTGCGGACCCGGTCCAGCGCCCAGCCGCCGATCTCTAATAATTCGCCGGTTGCCCTGACTTTGGAAACCCAGCCTTGCCGCTCATCAGTCACCGAAAGCCGAACACCGTTCAGATTCAGGATAGTGTTCGGCCCGGCCTGCTCGAGACTGCCGTTGTTGCTGTCGAATGCAAATGCGGTCGGGATGATCTGGTCATAGGAGCGCGTGAGAACTGCTCCACCGGCAATTGTCAGTAGCAAGCAGGCGGCGACATAGCCGAAGCTTTGGGAATTGTTACTCACTCCCCTGAAGGCTGCCAGGATCGGGGCCTCGACGTACCGATACACAAGCCAGCCAATCAGAATCGCTGCCAATATCAGCAACGCGGCATAGATTGCGTGAACTCCAATCGTGTGCGGCATGTCAGCCAACAATCGACGCAGGGCGAGGAAGGTAGCCAAGTGGGTCAGGTAGATCGAGTATGAGGCGTTTCCGAGTTCAATCAGCCATGGTGGAAAGTTACGTTCTCCCATCTTCATCTCCAGAGCCACCATTCCGTAGACAATGAAGATGGAAGCAAATCCAAATTCGATGACACGGTGCCAATCGAGGTCGACACTCAACCGGCCGGTCGCGTTCAAGGCGATTGAAACGGCAACCCAAGCGAGTCCGAGCACCAGGGACGGCACTGCGAATCTAGTTTCGTGGCGAAGGGCTAACACACCGACGACGCATCCTCCGATGAACTGTAGGTTCAGAGGGCTGAAGATGGCCAACTGTTCCAGAAAAGGGAGGTCGAGGGCGTGACCCCCCAAGATGGAGCACGTCCAAAGAATGAGGACCGGTGCAAACACCTCCCGTCTCACAAAAAAGAAGAGCAGAAATGAACAATAAAATAGTAGCTCCCAGGAGAGGCTCCATGCCTGTGGCACGAAGCAATTGTGTATGTCTGGGATCACAAGATTGGTCTGAACCAAAAAAGCAGACTGGAAAAGATGCCAGAATGCACCGGTATCGACGCAATAGTCATCCTTCAATAGGCTGTAACTGATCCAGGCGGCAGCAATCCAGACCACCCAGTAGACCGGGAAGAGACGGACGAGCCGCTTCCGAAGATAGGATGCAGCGCGTGTTCGATCACCTAGTTCACGATGATGAACCCAAGTTATGATGAAGCCTGAGATCACAAAGAAAAGATTCACACCGCCATACCCGAAAAAATACAGCAGCGAAAAAAATGGTGTCTCGACCTTGTCCCCAAGGTATATTTCCACAGCGTTGAAGTGGTAGATCACCACCACAATCGCAGCTATGGCCCTGAGTGCCTGAATGCTGTTAAGCCGGACCATTCTGTCCCAATCCCGCATGCTGTTCGTTTGTGTGCCTTATCCCATGCCATAGGCACACCGCAATAAGCGCTATCCGCAATGGGAGGCGCATCAAGGCCAGTTGATGTCCTCAAACGCTACCATGGCCGCGTGTGCATCGACTGCTGCCGTGATGTTGACCTTCGCGCCCAGACGAACCGCTTCGATCTTGGCACCAATGACCAGCCATTGCTTGTGCGCAATGTTAACGACAGCGGCGACGCCAGCTATGTCGGCCGCAGTAATCCCGACCTCTGCGGAAAGCAGCGGATAGTCACTTGCCAAAGGTGTCGCTGCCGCGATGAACCTTAAAGCTTCGTCGGCTTTTTGCTGGTAGGTCATTGCCTGCCCCGCTCCCATGGTAATGTACTTCAGCCGCTCTTTCTCGGCAGCATTGTCAATTGCGAGCGTAAGGGAGGCTTTCAGTTTCGCAAGATCGACCGTAGGTACACGGGCCTGCGGGAGGCCGCTGTCACCGGCAGTGATTTGGGCACCGCCATTCTGCGCGGAAAGTAACGCATCATGTTCGGTATCCGTTATCGCGACGACATCAGTTGGAATGTCAGAATTGACGCGGGAGTGATAAAACCCACCTGTAGAAGGGGAATAGTAGTACCCATTAATCATCTCAATACCCCATCGCTATCCAATAGCCAAAGTCGGCAACCGCAGTCGAAAAGTTGTTGGTAGATATGCATTGGAAGGTGCTGGTCGTGATGTTGCCAACGCCAAAAACGGCGACCTGAGATGCCTGAACCGGCGCACTTTGATCAGACACCACAAGGGAGCCGACTACTGTTGGGAACGTGACTGGGAAGGTTACTGTTACGACTGCAGACGCTGACGTAGCAACCGTTCCCCACTGCATAATCAGTCCGTTACCGAGCTTCGTCCAGCGCGAAGCCGGGGAGCCAGAAACCACATTCGCCGGGGATGTGAGGCGCCAGTAAGTCCCATCATAATTGAACTCGTTGATGCCAACGCCGATATCTCCCGGTGAGAGCGAATTCTCAAAGGGACGGTAGATGCTGATCGCGCCGAGTCCATTGACGTTGAGGGTTGCGAGGGTTGCGGTGTTTGCATTGATGACGTTCAATCGGATGGTCATCCCAACCGTCAGCGCCGCAAGAGCCGGGGTGAAGGTCGCTGTCAGAGCGTTTGCTGTTCCACCGGCTGTGGAGTAGGTCCACTTTCCAGACTGCGCGTCGAGCGCGAGTTTCTCGACGTATGCGCCGGCTACTCGTTCGAAGACGCGCCCGTCCGGCAAGCTGACGCCATGCCCGTCAGGTGTCGTTGTGTAAGCCCAGGCGGAACCGTTCCACTCGGCGATCTTGCCGACGTTGGTCGCCCATATGCCCGTAGCACCGGTCGGGATGAGATAGGTATCACCGGCCACCGGTGCGCCAGGTGCCGAGGACAGCGTCATAGAGATTACAGAGGTCCACCGACGAGTCCGGCTCCCGAAGGAAAGACCCATCAGTTGCAGTGCCTGATACAACTGGGTCCAATCTCCCGGATCGAGCACCAGCCCAGCTGCCTCGATAACTTTGATCACTTCCTCCTGGGCCATATTGAGCCAGAGTGCCGTTACCTCGGTTCCCTCCTGACCGACTTCGAGATCTTCGTCGATGAAACCGCGACGACCGCCGCCGATATCGATGGTGCCAGCGCCATTAACTCGATCCATCAGGATCCTCCATATGAAAAGACAACGGTAGTATGAGCCGGCTTTAAGCGCCGGATTTCACACTCGATCGAAGAGACGGCAAAAGATCCGAGGCTGTGTCCGGCACGGCTGGCGCCGGCCTTGAAGTTCACGACGGAAACGAGACCAGGGATGTTGACCTTCCATACGAACTGGCATCCCTCCGGACGCAACCGCTGGCCAGCGCGAAGCCCGCCAGCCCGTGACGGCCAGTATTCTTCGACCGTTATTGCGACGCCGAGGCGCGCGGCCAGCGAGACGAAGTAAGGGATCGACTGGCCACCACGAGCAGTCCAGCGCTGATGTGCCAGACGGCGGCGCTGATCCACATTCAGGTTGCCCTGGTCACGGCCGCAAGGGTCCGGCCCAAGGCAGCGCTCGAAGTCGGTGAGCAGCGCATTGGCACTGCGAGGATCCGTCTCGCGCATCAGATCTTCTGCGCCCTGCTCGACGTCTGCGAGTGCGGCTGCGATGGCCTTGAACAGGCTGTCTCTCACTCCGCCGCGCTTGCCCAGGCCCCAGCCGGTGGCAAACTTTCGGATCAGGCTTGCGGTGATAGCATCGACGGTGCGGCTCATGCCGGCACCCATGTAATGACGCCTGGAACCGGCTGATGTGTGCTTGCGAGCGTGTAGCTTGCGGCCGGCACGACCAGGTCATGGGCATATTCGCCGCTGGCGGCCGAGATCGCTTCGGAAATCCGGCTGTATTCGATCAGCGCGCCGATCGGGCTGTCATTTTGACTGTCGTCATCGTCGCCGATCGTGGCGATGTAGCGGGTAAAGGCTTCGGTCACGGCAAGGCGGGTCGCTGCCGTGTCCGGACGCAGACGAACGGACAAAGGCACGGCCTCCAGCTCGGCCGGGATAACAATAGCTTTCGCGGTAACCGGACGCACACCTGTCGCGCTGGATTGCGGGCCGAGGTGGGTCTGCATTGTCTCGATTTCGTCTTCGGTTGGCACACGCGCCGCGCCGTCCTCGTCCTTCATCACGACGACAACGCCAACCGATCCGCGCCCAATCCATTCAGGAATGACCTTCACTGCCAAAGCGTCGGCAACTTCCTTCACCCAAACCGGATAGTCACCGGCAGCGCCGCCATGCGGCGGATTGCGGATGCGCTCAAGATATGCCGCCTTCAGCTCATCCGGCGTGAGTTCATCGGCTCCACCGGCAAAGGCCGTCGATACGGTCACTTTCGTGATTTCTGGATAAGCGACCACGGTGGAGAGCCTGATGCCTGCCTCCAGATTGCCGGCAAGGCCGGCAGTGGTAGCGACCGCCGAAACGACGATGGTTCCGCCTGGGCCGATAGTGGCTGCAGCCGTCGTCTCGTAGAGCTGGCCATTGCCGGCGGATAGCGCGATACCGGACGGCAGCGCCGTGGTCGGCACTCCCTCGATCAGCACCGAGCCGACTGCGAGGATTGCCGGACGCCCATCGACACCCCAGACCGATGAATGCCGGCGAATGTATGTTTCGTCGTCGGCACTGTCGGGCATGTACTGGCGAGCCCACCAGGCCTGATGGTCGTGAACCTCGCGGATCTCCGGCGCAACAGCGCGCAGGATCTGGGAGAAGACACCCGATTTCGAACGCACGGCTAGCGAAACCTTGCGCGGGTCAGCATCTGGCCTGAGGACAAGGATATTGCCCTCAAGGGCGGATGCGATGCGCTCGAAGATGGATTTCGCACGTGGGATGATCCAGGGCATCAGTCCGCCACCCTTCTGGTCAGGGAGACACTCGTATCCTCGACCATCACACGGTAGCCCAGCACGCCGGCACGGACCCACTCGACCTCAATCTCGGCTGGCTGGCCTGTCTCTGCTTCAATCCAGCTCAAGGCCTCTTCAAGCCATGCTTCACAGAGCAGCCGCGTGGTCTCGGTCTGCTTGGCGCGGTCGAGCAGCCAGAGTTTGGATCCGGTCAGCTCACCATTCGGGTCGAAGGCATCGCCGATCGCGCCCCGGCGCTCGGAAAAGTTGGAAGGAGCTAGAAACTGCGATCGGCCTTCCGGCAGGGGATCATCCGGATCGGCACGGCGATCGAGGCCAACTGACATGATGATGGCCGGGATCGGGGTGAGATCGAGCACAAGATCGAAGTCGTCGCCGAGCGTGAGGTCGCAGCGGCGGGCTTCCGGATCATAGTTGATGGCGAGATCGCAAAACATGGCGCGAAGCTATCGCGCGCGCGGGGGCCTGATCATGCCCGCCTAGGCTGGCGGCATCAGCTAACCGGAACCTCGGTGAAACCGCTGCCTTCGACGATCCCGCCATGGGTATGCGTATCATCAACGCGAACGCCATTCACCTTCAGGTAACCGCCATCGATGTCAACGCCGGCATTAGTGATCGTAAACGTCAGACCGCCAATCGTGCAGGTAAAGGAAGACGCTGCCTTGACCTCGATCCCCCCTGACGCACGGACAACGATCAGGTCGCCACCCGCATTGTAGAGCGCGGCGTCTTTCGGACTGAGGCCGCCCAGGCGCTTCGACGGATTGGCAATCTGAAGCAAGACCATGTCGCCTTCATCGCCCCCCAACTGCCAGGGCGATGGCAACAGCGCCATCCTCCGGCGCACTGGTCGAGACGCCATATTGCTGCATTACCTCGACATCGGTGCGCCAGATCCCGTCGGCCACCTCGATCGAGGCCGTCTGGGTTTCGCCATCGTCCTTGATGTCCTTGACCGTGACGCGGCGTGCCATGCCCCGGAGTTTGTCGTCAGTTTCCTTGCTCATAGGGCAGACGCCGTTCCGTCGAGCTTGCCGGACGCCTTGGCTTTCGACTTGCTGGACTTGTTCTTTCGGCGATTTCCTACTGGTTCCTTGTCGAAGGCTTCCGGGCTTTGATAGGTCAGATCGGTCGCAATGCCGGCGCTGTCTTCGCGGTAGACGACGCGCGAGATCAACAGATCCCGATCGACATCGAGGAAGGCATCGGAGACCGATGCGATCTGGTTGACCGTCCAGAGCTGGCCGCTCGCCTCGTGGCCTTTCACCGTGTGGGTGAACTCCTCGCCCTCCGCACGGGCCGTCCGGTTGAACCAGTCGGCCTCGTCCTGGGCTGACACGTTGTCGGCCTTTGAGCGGGCCAGATAGACGATCGGGCGATGGCGGGTGATTTCGTCATCCTTGCTGCGGCCGGTGGCAACTGTGCCCTTGCGCTCCTTTTCGGTCGCAGAACCATCTCCATCCTCGCGATCGTCCGCGCCGATCGGCTCGGCAGTGGCGTCCAGTGCGGCAGCGCCACGCTGCTTGCCGGCCTTCTCGCCCTGGCCGCGCACGATGGTTTCGCTGTAGCGCCCTTCGTGGCTGAAGGTTCCTCTTGAGAACAGGACATTGCCGGGAAAGCGCAGCTCGGCCGGCGCTCTGGTCTGGCCGGTGCGGGTGATCACGATGCCGCCGACGCCGTCCGACAGCACCAGCGCGTGGCGGGAGCGCGCGCCCTTCTCGATCGCCGAGAAGCCGGTTTCAGCAAGGTCGAGGCTGTAGCGCTGGAACGGTTCGCCGGTGTCGATCTCGGTGCGCACCGACAGGCCATAGGGCTTGGCAACGCGCGCCGCCGCTTCCTCAAGCTTCACATTCTTGAACTCGGCCTCGTCTGCCATGGCAGCACCATCGATCAGGTCGCCGGTCATGTCGCGGCCGCTGATCGTGATCGAGGTCTGTCGTTCGCTGGCTTCTGCCTCTACACGCTCGATCGCGCCTTTGAGCACCAAGCGTCGGCCGATCTTGATCTCGACGGAAGGCCCCGGCTTCAGTTTGCGGACGGCCGCGTTGGACGCAAAAGGCAGCGCGTTCATCGAGCGCTCGGGATCCCTGAACGTGAAACTGAAGGCACCGGCAAAATCCTTCAGGTCTCGCGTAACCTCGCCAGACAGCCACTGGTCATAGGCAACGCCGTCAATGGTCAGCTTGATGCTCTTGGCCATCAGCGGATCTCCAGCGCTTCGATCGTGCCGCTCTCGATGATCGCGGGATGTCTTGGACGATTGCGGGCAACGATGTCGAGATAGACATCCTCGATCCGCTCCGGCGCATCGCCCGCGATATGCTGGGCCACCTGCCATGCGTCCTGGTCGTTGTCGGCCGAGAAGGTCAGCACGTCGGGAAGGCGTCCGATCACTTCGTTGATGTCGATCACAAGAGCGGCCGAGACACGGCGCGCGGCTCGGATGAGATCGGAAGAAGCCGACTGATAGGTCTCCGCACCAAGATCTTCGGCGCGATCGACCAGAGTGCCAAGCGCTGCCGTCATCATGGACCTGTAGCCTGCCGCGTCCCGTCGAGATTCGAACTGGGCATAGGCGGACTGCTGGGCAGCGGCCGCCAGCATCCGGGCCGATGCATATATAAAGAGTGCCGCGTCGGTGTCGGATGGTGCCGACGAGGCAGCAAGGTTCAAGCCTTGCGCGAGTGTACTGGCAACGCTGATCCGTGCCTCTGCCGTGGGCTGAGGCGCTGCCGTCGACATGGGCGCAACGGCCGGTTCAACCACAACTGCATTGAGGATATCCCTCGCGGTCTTGATCCAGGCATCAAAGGCAGCGGGTGTGCCTGGGACAGTTGCCGCAAGCGCCGAGCGGATCTGCGGTAGAAGCTTCAGACTGTCGGCCGGCGCGGTCATGTTGCTGACGATCGACGTGACCACGCGTGCTGATCGATTGACGGCCGCTGTGCGAACAGATGAAAGAACCTTCGTTCCGACCAGGGCCGTCAGCAGTTCAGCAGCTGAAGACAGGCCGGCGATGCTGTCGGTCAATCCGGACACGACGGATGAAAGACCAGAACCGGCCCGAACCCGCTTCACCCGCACATTGATGCGTGCGACCCGAAGCTCTTTCGAGGAAAAAGCGATGCTGGCCGGCTCTTCCAGGATGACCGACATCGGGCCAAGCCAGGGATGGATAAGCTGTCCTGGTCCTGCCGTCTCAAAGGCCCTTTGAAGCGACTTCACCTGTGCCTTGTAGTCGTCGCCAATGATCAGCGCATCGATCGTGATGTAGGCCGGCAGCACACCGAAATCGTCGTAGGCGGCGGCATCGACACCCGGAAAAAGATACTCCAGGACACGCCGGCCGACTTCGGTGGACGTGTCGAGGAAATGCAAGGTCCGGCCGCGATAGGATCCAGGCAGTAGGCCGGGCAGTGTGTCGAGGCTATCGAGGATCATCAGCGCCTACCCACGGCACGGCCGGTGTTGATATTCGGCGACGGCGACGACACACTGGTGTTTGTTTCGGTGACCTTGCCCGGACCCTCGACCTTGACGGTGGTTTCGGCATTCACGTTGAGGGTTTGCGGTGCAGCGCCCTGCGGCGGCATCATGCCCTGGTTGGCGGCTTCGGGATTCGCCGGAGTGCCGCCGCCGCCCATCCAGGCTGGCAGAGACGGCCAGCTGATCAGGCCACTCAGATCAATTTTGCCGATGGCATCCAGGATGCGCTGACCAAGTCCGCTGAAGAAGCTGATGATCTCATCGACCACGGCCTTGATTGCATCGACCATTGCCCGACCGGCACGCTCGCCGGCAGTCCTGAAGGACGCCTCGGCTTCGGCCGAGTAATCGTTCATGGTGAAGATGTCGGACAGGAAGTTGCCGACCATGCCGGGAATGGCTTTGATGAAACCGACGATCTGGTCTGCCAGACCCTTCACCTTGGCAAGCACTGCTGCGATCTGCGCATCGTCGAAGCCCAGCATCGTCGAAGCCCAGCATCGTCGCCAGATCCTTGGCGGCATCGAGATGCGCGTTGGCGAATACCGCCCCGATCTCCGCGATGCCGGCAGTCAGCTCGCCGATCGCGCTACCGATGACCGAGGCAAAGCCCTGGACGAAGTTCTTGATCGGCTCCCAGTAATTGTAGATCGCAAGGCCGACAGCCGCGATTGCGGCAATCAGTGCCCAGATCGGCCATGTCACCGTGGCGACGGCCGAGCCGATCGCCGAGAAGACCCCGACCAGTGTCGAGACACCGGGAACGGCCATGGCCACGCCCCGAAGGCCGACAGCCAGGCGCGCAAGCCCGCCGAACCTTGCACCTTCCATTGCCGCCAGTGCGGCCTGCAGCGCGATGGCACTGCGGGCAGCGCCCCAGAAATATCGGCTGACAGCAAAGGCCGCGCGGCCCGTGCCGATAAAGGGCATGGCGAGCGCCGACATGCCGGCACCAAGGATCGGCAGCACGACACCAAGGGCTCCCAATGCCGCGACCAGGAGAAGTGCCACCCCGGCAAAGGCGAGCGTCTGGCGCACCATGCCGCCGGTTTCCTTGTCCAGCTCGCGCAACCATTTGATGCCCGCCATAAGGTGTTCGTTGATCTGCGGCATCCATGTGCCGAAGGCGAGGCCGACTTCGCGGACAGCCTGGGCACCGGTTTCCTTGAAGGTGATCATCTGCCGATTGAGGCCGGCCATCTGGGTCTCAAAGTCCGCATCGATGACAGCGCCGGTGGCCTTGGCCACATCTTCCTTGATCCGCTTGTACTCATCGAGATTGCCGAGCATCGGGATGAGGAAGTCCATGACCTGCATATCGCCGAAGATCTCGCCGAGCTTTCCGGCGCCGTAGATCTTTTCGAGCTGCTCGCGCACATAGCCGAGCGCGTCGGCACCCTCCAGGCCGTTGGCCTTGGCCTTCTTCATCAGCCCATCGATGTCCTTTCCGGACATGCCGGTGAGCTTGGAGATTTTCTGAACGACGGCTTCGATCGGATTGATGCCCTTCAGCGCCGCATCGCGCATGACGGCCTCGATATCGACGCCGGCATCCTTGAAGTTCTTGATCGTCGCGGGTGCGAGGATCTTGGCGAGGAAGTTCTTCAGGTTGTTTGCTGCCTCGGCCGGGTCCGACGTTCCCTTGCGTGCGATCTGCAAGGCAGCACCGAGGAAGTTGACCGCCTCGCGGCCGGTCACGCCGAACTTTGCCATCTGGCTGGTCAGTGTCGGGAAGTACTTCGCCATGTCCTTCAGTTCGAAGGAGCCGAGCTTGCCGGCCGTCACCAGCGCGCCGAGACTGTCGTCGAGCTGCTCGGCCGGAACGCGCAAGGTCTGCAGCAGGGAGGTCGCGACCGATGTCATGTCGGCGAACTCGGCATTGGCGGCAGTCGCTGACCGGCCGATATCGCCGATGGACTTGTCGATGAGTTCCTTGCTGACGCCGGACGCGATCATTTCGCCGGCACCCGTGGCGACCGTGTCGGAATATTGCCCGATCGCCAGCGCCAGATCCTCGTATTCAGTCTTGGCCTGATCTGCGAAATTGAAGGCAGCTTCTCGCGTCAGCTCCATCGTGCCGGCGATATCGAGCATCTTCTGCTGAAACGCCGCCGCCTGGTCGATGGGGCCGAGGAAGCTGATGCCGGCGACGGCCGCACCAAGAATGCCAATCTTGCGGGAAAAGGAAGCGATGCCTTCGAGCGACGAGCGCAGCCGGCGCAGCGGACCCGACAACAGGTCTCGCATGCGCACGATGACATCAAGGTTCATATTGCGAGAGGACATGACCACTTCCCGATTGGAGGTGGCCGACGCTATCGCGCGCGCGCAAACGTGATCATGCCCGCCGAAGCGGGCATGCCTCAGTTTTGTTTCTGAAGGTCAGCAACCTGTTTTCGCCAAGCCATCACGCAGTTCCACCAGAACAAGGCGCGGGAGGGTTCAAAGTCCTCCAGCTCGGCGGCGGTAAAGCCCGTGCCATCGGCAAGGGCACCGAAGATTATCGGCCAGTTTTCCGGCCACTGTTCAAAAAATGGTTGATGATCTTGCCCCCATCAACGATGTCGGCCGCATCGAGCTTGTCGAAGATGGCGTTCATCATGGCTTGCATGATGCGGGTCGAGCGGCCGAAGGTGACCACGGTATCCTTTTCCTTGCCCGCATTCGCGATCGCCTGGATGTCCGCGCCCTTCAGCCGGTGGAAGGTCAGGCTGTCGTAGACGCGATCACGGACCTTGCCATCCTTCTTGGTGGTAATGGTCACGGTTTCCAGGAGAGGCAGGGTAACGCTGCCGTCGTCATTGACCTTCGCGCGCTTGGGCAGCTTGTCCATTTCGTCGCCGCCGTCTTCGTCGATGACAACGGTGTCGCTATTGCCGCCTTCGTCCACGATGGTCGTACTCTGGTTTTCCACCACAACCGTTTCCAGATCTTCATCCAGATCGATGTTCATGTTCTTGACCACCATTACGCTACAATCTCCTCGCCAGCGCTGGCCGACCAGGTCAGCTCAATCTTGCCGCCTTCGCCGCCGGTGATCGTCGGAACGTCACCGGAGAGAAAGGCGTCGTAGTGGACGAAGGTCTGGCCGGTATCGCAGACCACCTGCAATTCGCCTTCGCCGGTGTCCCAAGTGTTGCCCCAGCGCTGACCGCGTTCGAGATTGATGACCGCCTTGGCCTCGGCTCCCTGGAATTCCTCCGCCCGTCCGACCTTGCGGCCGAAGGTGACGGGGTTGTTTTTCATGCCGCCAGGGCGGTACGACGCGCCTTTCTCGACGGAGAGCGTGCGCCCCCGCCAGACGATATCAACGATGCCCAGTACCTGTGTCATCGGTTGTTCCTTTCGAGTGAGGGGTTAGACCTGGAATTCCAGCGCCTGGGCAAAGACCATCAGATTGCCGACGATCTGCACCTGCGGGCGGCCTTCCAGACGATTGCGATCATCCGTCGATCGGGCGAAGGAGCTTTCCTTGACCGTGCGGGTGACATCCTCGATCCAGACCTTCTCGCCATAGAGCTTGCAGCGGCCGGCCCATGAGGCGTGCATGCGTTTCGGCGAGACGACAGCTGTGCCGGGATCCGCATCATTGTCGAAGCGGGAGACAAAGGCAGCGTCACTGTCGTCATCTATGAGCTTCGAACGCGGATACATCAGGCTCACATAGGTGGACCAGTCGTAGCGGATACGGCTCATGGTCGCCGGCACCATGATGTCCAGCCAGGCGCGATCGGCGGTGCCGAGGCTGGTTGTCTTGTAGGTGGTGATCATACGGCTGATCGAGACCGAACCGTCCGACAGGCAATTGAACGTCGTGATGCCGGTGCGAAGCAGGAGATCGTTTTCGCTGTCGATGAACTGGTCGACCGGATCGGGCGCTTCGACGCCGGGAAGAACCAGCGAGCGAAGCTGGCGCGCCGGGTCATTGTTAAGGTGGAAGACCGCGATGCCCATCATCGAGGCTGCAATAGCCCAGGACGAGGTCGCGCTCTTCTTGAGACCACCGCAGGTGAGGAAAGCATTGTTGGTCAGAGCGCCGAATGTGCCCAGCTCGCCGAACGTGCCGCGCTTGCAGACGAAGGCATGGCAATCGAGCTTCGAGGTTGCAAGGTAGCGAACGCGAAGCCACTCCGCCGCAGCCGCCATGTTGGTGGCGTCGTTCCAGGGGAAGGTCAGCTTGGTGATCCAGGTGTTGGCGACCACGTCCAGTGCCGCCTGGAGGAGCGGATTGCCGGAGCCGCCAGACATGGCAACAACCGTGATCGTCAGGCCGGCCGGGATGGGCTCGTTCTTCGTATCGACGCGCAGGTCGATTTCGTTGCCGACCTCGCCACCGTGACGCGAGGTGACGGTCACGACGCCGGCGACAGCAGCAGCCGTGGCGACCATGTCGAGATCAGCCGTGATTGCAGCCACCAGTTTGGCGGCAAGCGTTGTCGGCGTGTCGGTCGTCAAAGCCGTGATCCGCACCTGACGGCCGCCGATCTTGAAGCGGATGGTGCTCGCTGCCGCAACCGCACCGACGAACGTGAATGTGCCGGTGGCCTTCACGGCACCGCCGGCGTCGGGCAGAGCCATGACATAAAGCGGCGTGTATCGGTTGGCCTTCTTGAAGGCGGCGACCTGTTCGGCACCGATCGAACCCCGACCGAAATAGCCGATGCCTTCTTCGGCACGGGTGATCTGCACCATCTGGCCGGCAGCGAGTATGCCGGCGGCGAGCTTCTGGCCAACGATCAGCGCCTTGTCCGGATAGGCAAAGATGCCGGCGGTGCGATAGTTCGCCCGGATCTCGACCAGGACGGCCGGTTCGAGGCGATCGACGGGGATTTCGTTGAAATCCATTACTTCTCTCCTTCAGTCTTCTTCGGTGCTGAGACCGCGATGAGGTCGCCATCGGCCATGCGCCGGCGGGTATAGTGGGTTTCCGGGTCTTCCATTCCTTCGGTCGGCCACGGCGTACCGTCTTCCTGGGGAACCTTTCGACCCTCGGCCGGAGCCAGATATGCCTTCTTCGCCATAATCACTCCTGTGGTGGCTGGATGCTGTCGTTGATGTCGCCGGGTCCTGCCGAGCCGTTCACCGACCACGTGATGTCGAGGGCTTCAAAAAGCTCCTGGGACGTGATCGAGAAATCGGCCGGGGAGGTGACAAAGCTGAAGGTGAAATCGATCTGCGAGATCGCGATATCGTCGTCGGCATAGCCCTCGGCGATCAGGCTGGAGACCTGTGTCACGGTCGTGGTGCCGACGCCCTGGAAACTCGCACCATGGAGAATGGCCATGCCGACATCGGTCATGGCATCCATTCCGATGTCCTGCTTGTCGCCTTTGAAGCGGGCTTCAAGGCCACTTGAGACGCGGTTGATGAGGATCAGACGCCACTGCATGTCACCCTTGAGCTGGCGACCACTGCTGTCGTCTGGCTTCATCCCCGCCCAGGCGAGACCGAGGAAAGGTGTCATTCGCACGACGCGCCTGAACTCACCTACGCTGAGATTTTGCGGCACGCGGTCGATCGTGAACGGGTGTTCCGGGAAAACCATTCTAAGCCGCCCCCTGATCAGCGGCTCCTGGCGACGGATGGGTGCGAGTTCGAAACTGGTCATCAGGAAAACCGCAAATTGTCGGAGGTCATCATGCGACCGCGATCGGAGATGCGCGGGCCGGAGCCGACCTGGTCGCGGCCGGTCACCTGGGCGGTCGGAACATCGAGGTTGACCAGCTCCTTCGAAATGCTCTCAAGCCACTTGATGACATCGGCGCGGCCCTTGGCCATCTCCTCGGACGGTGAGGCGCGCTCGGTATCGGAAAGGTCATAGCGGGCGATGATGCAGGTGGCCCGCACGATCTCAGCCGGAGGAGCCACGATCGGGACCAGATAGCGCCCGCGAATATAGCCGTCGATCAAGGCAGTCGCGTCGGTGAGCGCGGTGTTGACCTTGGTTTCGTCAACCGTCTCGGCCGTGCGGTCTTCCGGCCGGGACAGCCGGATGATCTGGGTCTCGCCGAAGCGGGCGATCATGTCGGAAACGGTTGCGTACATCGAAAGGATCTCTGTGGTTGGGTTGTGAGGCTGGCCGCAAAGCCAGCCTCGAAGTCAGGCAGTTCGGACAGTGCGGCTAGCAACGCCGTCGCAAATCGATGAGAGAAAGGCCGTTGGTGGCATAGCTCTCGGCATATTCCGGCTTCAGCGGTGCGAAGCCGGCAAAGGCAATGACCGGCTTCGGAGCATCGAGCTTCGGCAGGATGGCCACATGGTCGCGCATGACAAACGCATCCAGGGAGGCGAAGTCGAGGTGGGTCAGGTGGTAGTGGTAGGCGTTGGCGGCCCGGCACTCGACATCGAGCGGAATGGTTTCCGCAGATGCCGGGGCGGAGATCAGGATCGCGCAGGCAAGTGCCGCAAGCGTGCCCAGGATACTTCGAAGGCCATAAAACTCACGCATGTCAGTCCTTTCAGGCTTGGTTGAAGAAGGTAGTCTCTCCGCTGGAACTCTCAGGCGGGACCGGCCAAATCACCGGTCCCGCCCAGCGGCCTTGCTCTCGGGGGTTATTTCTTGGTGGCGGCTTTCTTGTCCGCCTCGGCCGATGCGAGCTTCGCTGTCAGCTCGGCGATATCTGCCTTCAGAGCATCGACTTCGACCGAATGGTCTATCCGAATCTTCTCGATGCGCTCCCGTGCCTTTTCAGCGACGGCAGTATCGAAAGTGACCTGAAGAGCGTCCTGCAGCGTGGCGAGCTGCTCGGACACCTTGGCTGCAACGGCGCTGTCGAAATCGTCGCCCGAAAGCTGAACGCCACCCGCGCCGACCGGCTGGACGATGAAGCTCGGATCGTCTTTGAAGGCCTGAAGCTGGGTTTCGGTCCAGTGACCCTCCTCATAGATGGCCGAGGCTGTGTGAACGATGCCCTGGCGGCGCATGCCAGGAGAAGTGCAGATGATCTGGATTTGCGACATTTCGGGTTCTCTCTTTGTGTTTCAGACTGCGGGCTTTGAGAAAGCGGCGGCAGCGCCGTTTTCCGAAAACCCGTCGCCGGCTGGGAGGAGGAGCGCCGGCGACGGCTTCCGGCGGGGCAGAGTGCCCGCCGCTCCGGAGATCACGCGAGGTGCGGAATGACTTCCACTGTCGCGGTCTTGGCCCAGACGTTGGTCTCACCGCCATTGATCAAGGCCGCTTCGACGACCTTGCGAGCCTGCGTTTCGAGCGTCGGAGGAACGAGCAGCTTGGTCGGGCGGATCGCTTTGATCTGACCGTCGCGCTGGCGAATGGTCTGCATCGCGGTACGGGCCGTCACATAGTTCGCCTCGGTCAGTTCCAGCTTCGACTTGTAGGCAAGCTGCCAAAGGCCAAAGCCAGAATTGCCGCGTGTGTCCGCACCCCAGGTGTACTCGTTGCGCCAGAAGACGTTCGGATCCGTTTCGGCAAACATCTGCGTGAGCTTGATCGGTTTGCGGCTCTGCCAGATCATGGGCTTGATCACCTGGGTGTCATCGACCAGGTACCAAGCCGGCTGCGCGCCAGCCGAGTAGTTCGAGACGGAAATCTGCCCGCCCTGCTCATTGTAGCCGGGGTGATCGGTGTCGAAGTAATACTGACCGTCGTAGCACTTCGAGATCTCGCCCTTCTTGAACAGAGGCCAGACAAGGCTATCCGGGAAGGATGCACCGTCCTGGCCAAACTGCGCTGCTAGGTTCGAGAAAATCCCGATCTGATCGTCTTCGATCTTCTTGCGCGGAATCGTGATTGTCTTTTCAAAGTCGCGGTTCTTGATCGTGTAGAGGTCTGCACCAATGTCGTGCGCAACACGGTCGCCGAACCACTCGCGGAAGCCCGGCAGGTCATCCAGGCGTGGATATTCGTTGGCAGCCGTGGTGGACTGCACCGTCATGGCCACGCATTTATAGAAGGCAGGCGTTGCAGCCATCGACTGGTTGAAGATCGTTGAGAGCGAGGTGTAGATGCCTCGCAGGTTCGTCAGGTTGATATCCATTTTGGCCCCTTAGCGCGTCTTGAGCCAGACGCCATCGGCGTCAATGGCGTCGATGGTGCCGGCGACAAGCAAAGCGCCTGCCGTCAGCGTGAAGGTGTCATCGGCCGACGCATAGACCGTCTTGCCGATGTCGGCGGGTACGGCGCCAGCGAGCGGGATGAGGGTGACGCCCTTCTTGGCGTTGATCATCTGGTCGCCCGTTGCTCCATCACGGTTGTCGATCGCCTCTTCAGCAAAGCCAACGAGCGCAACCGCGCTGACGTGACCGGCCGGGACAGCGGCCATCGCTGCCGTGACACCGATCATGGTGCCGCCGAAAATGCGGACGCCGGTGAGAACGGGGTAGCCATAGGCATCACCTGGACGCCACTTGCGACGAATGTCTGTGGTAGCCACCATGTTACTGACCCTTTCCGAAGAGCGCCTTGTGCTCTTTTTGGAAGGCTTCCGGATCGACACCCATCATGGAGGCGACCGAGAGTTCTTCGCTGGTTGCGGTTTCACCGGTTACGGCCGGCTGACGATTGCCGAGGCCACCGGCGTTGAGTGCCGGCATCAGGCCGATCTCGGTCTCCACCTCGGCCGGGTTCTTCATGTGGCGGGCAATAAAGTGGTCGCGAAGGGCCGGCACGAGCTTGGTCGCGTTGATCGCGGCATCGACGACAGAGACTGCGCGCTCTTTCGAAGTTGTGGTGACAAGCTCCGTCAGGCGAGAGTTCAGCGAGGTAACCTGCTCCTTCAGATCCGCGTTCTCGGCGGCAATCGAAGCCGGCGGCGTGGCCTTGGCCTGGAGAGCCGTAACCAGGGCATCAGGTGCCGTCGTGGCTGCTACGCCGGCGACTTCCGCGAGGCGCGGCAAGAGCGCCGTATGTGCGGCCTGGGCAGTGTGAGCCGCATGAGCCGCCGCAATGATTGCAGCGTCGTCTGCGGTTTCCGGTAGGCCGAGGGCCTTTCGGAGCGCTTCGAGATCCATCGTGTTCTCCATGGAGGTTGAATGAAGGGAAGTCAGGGAAGTCAGATTGGGGTCATTCGTCAGCGCCACGCTCTGCAGCCGTTGAACGACGAACGGTGGCTTGCGAGGATGCGTGAAAACCGGCGAGAGGTAGCCGTAGGCTTTCTCCCCCATCAGCGAATGCCCAGCCGGCGTCCACTCAACGCGCGCCCAGATGCCGTCTGTTCTCGACTGCATCTCAACGATCCAGCCGCGTGCTGGCGAAGAAAAGCCTTGCTTACCGGCGAGATCGGTTGAGTGGTTTTCGTCGATCGGGAGCTTGCGGCCTTCGGAATTAAACCGGCCGACGACCTCGTCCGGATTTTCGAGGAAATACGGGCCGCGCCCGTCAACACCTGTAAAGCGACCAGACGGAAGGACGTGCAGCCATTCAGGCACTTCGGTGCCTGCGGATTGAAGAGCGATCGTGAAAGTCGAAATTGAATTACGCATGGGCAATGTTTGCCATGCAGCCCGACGCTAGATCATGCCCGCGACGGCGGGCGATAGGTCAGGATGAGGGGAAGCTATCGGCGCGCGTAGCGCTCGAGGAAACCGAACACCGTTTCGGCGACCATGGTTTCGTCTTGGGAAGATATACCGAGGTAAGGGCGCGCGGGCAAGGTGACGCTTTTGGCGAAGATCACACGGTCGCCCATCCGGAAGACGAGTGCCTCCCCATTCTTCGGCTTGATGGTTCCGCCGAGCTGATGGATGCCTCCATAGATGACATTGGTGCCGACGCGCACCTCGTCGCTGGTCGCCCGGGCATTGATGCTGTCGCGCAGCCGCCCGCTCTCGGTAAGGATCCGGCTATTGCGCTTGGTCTCGGCATAGTCCTGATTGAGCGTCTGCCACGCCTGACCGTCCGGCGACTTCTGGCTGACGAAGCGCATATGGGTAGATCCAACGATGCCGACGCCGATCGCGCGCATCAATGGCGTGGTGTTGGTCATCGCGCGGCCGAGCTGGTCGAAGCCCCGGCGCACTTCTTCATCCAGCACCTGGAATGTCAAAGAGAGAGCCGCACCGCTCATCAGCGGGCCTCGCGGATCAGCTTGGCCAACAAGACGCGGGATTTCGTTCCGTCTCGCTCGACCTTGACATTTGCGCGCCAGCTATCGCCGTTGACCGTCTTCGAGATCGAGAAGTAACCTTCGCCGCGATCCTCGACCTTGCCATCCTTCACTAGCTGGCGCGGCACCGTGGCGTAGGCATCGGCATCGATGTTGTCGCCGGCATTCGTCCGGATCGTGTCTGCCAGAAGACGAAGTTCGGTGCCAACCTCGACGCCGATCGCGCTCGCCACCTCGTCAGCATGGACACCGACTGGCGTCCAGCTTCCATCCGGCCACTTGCCGTGCAAAGCCGAGTTTACGAAAGCAGCGGCATTGGCCTCTCTGGCGCTGACAGCTATCGGACCAGGCGCGGTTTGGCGCAACCACGCTTCACCCGGATTGTAGGCGAAGGACGGGTCGACACCACGCGGCTGATCTGTGCCGAGCTGATCGAGATCCGGTGCGGAATCGAAACCTTTCTTGCCCAGGCGACGGAGTGCCGGCATCGAAACGGGTGTGACGAAGCAACCGCATCCAAAGCCGTTTGGCGGATACATTGTTTTCCAGGCTGGATCGGTAGCGGCAAGAACAGTGCCGTTCCAGCTCTTATGGTCAAGGCGGGGATGCAGTGCACCGGAGTGATTGTACTGCCAGCCTGGGAAAGCTTCGAGCGTGTCCGGATCCGTGAGCTGCGCTAAGCGGCCGGCCGCATGAGCCGTCCTCAAGTTGGTTTCAAAGATGGTTCGGGTGCGCCAGCCACGATCGCCCTTGTAGGACCAGCCGTGGCCTTTCACGATCTGATCGAAGTCCTTGCGAAATTCTTCGAGCGTGGTGCCCTGTTCCAGTGCTTTGGCAATCGACGACTGGAAGTCACCAACAAGCGCCTCCGTGTTCGCGCCGGCGACCATGAACATCTTCGAATGCGCCGCATCCCAGACATCGCGCCAGCTCTTCGTCGGGATCGCTGCCTTCTCCCGAAAAAAGGCGATTGCCTCATCAAACGGCTGATCGAGCGCAGATACCGTCGTCACCATCCTCGCCGCACCCTCTCGATCATTTTTGAAGGCGTTTTGAAGCCCTTGGGCGCGCATGAGGGGCTTGGCACGAGGGTGCGGCCCTGATCGGCCGTCTGTGAGCCTCTGTGGCCCGCTATCATGATCTTGCCTTCAGGTCGTCGATGAGCGCGGCTTGGCCTGCCAGATGCGCAAGCGCCATGCCCTTGGCCATGGTTTCCGCCAGTTCGTCGGGCGCGAGGTTGAGTGCAGCCAGGCGCTCGCCTGCGTCCCTCAAATCGCTCGCCTGGAAGAGGGCTTTTCGGACCTCTTCGATCATTCCGTTCATCGCCGCCGCCGTGTCCTGGTCGAGGCGGCTGGCAAGGATTTCGACCACGTCCGCAGGCTCGGTCCTGGCATGGACAGACTGAAACAACCTGTCGAACGTGGCAGATGTGGACGCGTGCAATGCCTTAGCACTTTCAGCGCGCGCATTCGGTGGGGCGGAAGTGACGGCCGGCCGGCCGCCGACGACCTCCGCACCATCTTTCGGTGCGGGAATGCCCAGGCGGTCACGAAGCCAGCTTGCATCAGCGGTCAGCCCGTGGGGCGCAAGCTTTTCGAAAGCAGATGAAAATAGCTCGATCGGCACTTCATCGGGGCGGCCGATCCGCAGGATAGGGTAATGATCCTGTGGTCCGAAATTGAAAGAGACCATGTTCGGAATCAACTGCTGACTGAGCGTGTCTGATCCGTCGAGCGCGTCTGAGCGTTCAATGTCCTCTTGAACCAGGCGGTGTTCTTTAGCCACGGCATGGCCACCCGATACGGCATCAGTCGTGGTCGTCTGGCCAAGCACCACCTTGGAAATCTGCCGATCGAGCCAGTCGGCACGGCGCTCATACATATCAGTCGAGCTGCTCTTCGATCCGACCTCATGAAACTCGATCAGCATGTCGCGGGGAACGATCGCGGCACAATCGCCGGCAATGCCGGAGACAGCCCGCCACAGCACGTCTTTTTCCGCCTCGGTCGCGCCTCGGCCATACTTGCCGATCCGAATAGGCTGGCCATAGTTCTGGCAGAAGATGGCCCAGTCCTTGACGCTGTAGCTCTTGAACAGCCAGCACCACACGGCCACGCGAGCCAATCCAGAGCGGATCGTCAGGCCCGATTTTGCCTTCGAACGATGGACGATGAACTTGTGGGCAGGCAGCGGCAGCTCACCGGTGCCATCACGTAGAAGAGGGGTTTCTCCATCCGCACGATCGAAGGTGAACCAGCGCTGCGTTCTCCAAGTGAGCCGACGCGGGCACAAATGCCCGTTGTGATACTGCCAATCCACTTCGGTAAACGAGATGCCTTTGCCGATAGCATCCAGAATGTCGAACAGGTTGGAGCGAAGAATGCCATCATCTACCCATGAGCGAATGAAGTCAGCATGCTTCTTGTGCTCGGCGCTGTCCGAAGCGGCCTTCACCGTGATCGGCAACTGCGCGACGGAATGCTTCCGGGTCGCAAGTTGGGCGAGGTAGTGGGGTTCGCGCTCCTCGATGTCTTCCGCCAGCTCGAAGTATGCCTCCGGGTCGCCCTGGTCGGCAGCGCGCAGAATGCGGGCAAGCTTCTCCGGTGTCATGCCATCCGCCGGATGTCCGGACATCCACTGACGCACGCCGCCGACCTGGGCACCGGCCTTGTCTTCCGTCAAATCACGCCCAGCAACGAGATTGCCAAGCCAATCGCGAACTGCACCCATCAGATTGATCCTCTCAAATAAACGTCAGTGGTTCGGCGACGATCGTCATCGGGCGGCGGGCCACCGTTATGGCCGCGCGTCGTGCCTGCGGTCTTGCGGCCGGTCTCGTACTCGTAGGCGATGGCGTCCTGGCTGCTGGCAAACCATGCGAGCGCGCCGGCCGGAGCCGTGTCGCCATGGCGATCGAAGCCATCGACGCCCTTGGTCGAATGTTCGTCCGGCACCTTGATGATGCCGTTGACATAGGCGAGGCCCTGATGGTCGGCGATGATGTCGGCATCGTAGGGAAACAGAAGGCTCTTATCGCCGAACGCTTCGATGTAAGCCGGCATGTTGCTGGCGTACCATTTGGCCGAGAACATCACCTCGTGGATGTTTTCGCCCCAGCGCTGACGCGCCTTCTCCGCGAGATACTGGCCGTTGCCTCGCGCATCGAGCGCGCCGCCGATCAGGCGCGGCAAACCATCGCCGATGTAGAAGAGAATATCGCGCTGCTGGTCGAACGGAATGTTCTTCAGCTCGACGACCAGGCGCGCGCGGCGAACCAAATCAGCGCCGATCTCGAAGACCACGACTGCGGTCTTGTCTCCCGATCGGGCAAAGTCCTCGCCGAAGCAATGCTCGCGCTCCGGATCAAGGGCATCGAGAAGCGGCTTCAAGATGCCTTCACAGAACTCGTCTGCCTGCTCGGCGCGAGCATCATCGTCGAGGTTCTTGAAATCGTCCGGACGATCCCAGCGCACGACGGCCGGCAGATCCCGCGACATGCAGCTCTCGATTAGAACGCGGGTCATGGCAGCGCCCTCGGCCTCGGCCGGGATGGCGTCCAGTTCCTGCTTCATCTTTGCAGTGCGCGTGCCATAGGAGGCGCGGATCTGCGCTTCCCACTTGTCTTCCTTCTCCTGTGTCCACTCTTCACCCTTGATCAGGCAGACGCGCTTGTAGAGGCCGTTCTTGACAGCATCGCCGAAGGTGTAGGTGTGGACGCTGAACGGGTTCTTGCCGGCGCGGGCTTCCTTGATCAGCTCGTTAAACGGGCTGCTGAGGCCGTTGTGCGAAGAGATGACGCGGATCCGGCCACCCCAGATCAGGAGGGCGTTGACCGCGTCCAGCACGTCGCGAACGTCGCGGTGGAATGCTGCTTCGTCGATGACGACGGTGCCCTGAAGGCCGCGGATGTTTTCCGGCCTGGATGACAGCGCCTCGATGCGGAAACCGGAGGCAAAGCGGATGACGTAGCTGGAAATTGCCTGTGTGCTGCCGTCTGCCTTCTGGTCGAAGAAAATGCCATCCTCGATCGTCAGCATTTCCTTGGCGACGGTCTTGGCGAAGTGTGCGGCATAGCCGATGAATTCGCGGCCCTTTGGCTTGGTGTCGCCGATGTAGAAGACATTCTGCCCACCGGCCGATCGCTGGGCGGCGGCAATCAAGGTGCAGTCCAACGCCTCGGCAAAGGTGATACCTGTACGTCGGCCCTTCTCGCAAATCTTCAGATCACTGTCGTCGTCGATCCAGTCTTGCTGATGCTCCATAAGGACGCCAGCGGCCAAAGGATCTAGATCATCGGGAACGTCGCCGCCACGCAGAAACTCTTCCGGCAACTTCTCCGGATCTTGGGACAGAACGGGCGGGTCGATCCACTGGCCATGCGGCAGACCGGGCAAAGGTGCCTGTGTCATGCGCCGTCTTTCTTCTTTGGACGGACGCCGAGGAACTCAAGGCGGGCGCGGGCGATGGCTTCTTTCGAGATGCCGGGTTCGGAGGACAGCGTGTCGAGGGCCTTCTCGGCGTTGGCCTTCATGTCCGATTCGACGCGACGAAGTTTGTCTTCGGCTTCCAATTTCTGGCGCTGACCTGTGGATGCGGTCTCGGCAAGCGCGAGCTGACGAAGTGCGGTTGCCGCATCTTTCGCTTCCTTGAAGCTCATCCCGTCATCGACCGCGTTTTCCATGACCTCGACCAGCAGTGTCTTCAGCATCCGCGTCGAGGCCTGGGTGAGCTTGTCGGCGTCCGCACCGTTGGTGCCGGAGACCACGGCGTTGGCAATCGCCTGGGTGCGCTGCATCTTGTTGGTCAGTTTGCCCAGGCGCAGATTGTGCCGGTTGAAAGATGAGAAATGCGGAATATCGAAATCAATGCCAAGCTCGCCCTGAAGCGCAATCAGCTTCTGGCGGAACTCGGCATAGACTTCGGTCTGGGCGCGCGGTGTGTTCGCCAGCTCCTGAAACGCCCAAGCGACGATGCCCTCGCACTCTTCCGGGAGGAGGTCGATAGAAGACGGCCGAGGACGCATATGAGGTGCCATGAGTTACTCCGCATCGCCTGGGTTCTGGATGCCGGCGAGCTGATGCCGGCCTTCGACATGGTCGCGACCGATGCGTGTGAGCACTGCGCTGGTTTCGCTGCCCTCCGTGCGTGTCTTCACCGCACCGGTGTGCTCTTCCATCCAGAGAAGCTGATTGCAGATGTAGTCACGCGACTTCTTGTAGGAGAAGCGCTCAAGGCTTTTCTGGATCAGGAACGTGTTCGTGGACCCACCGGAGCGAGGATCGGCAAGGTCTTTCAGGATGATCAGGCGGATGTTTTCATCAACCCACTTTTTGTAGTCTTCGGCCAGCATGGCGTCCCTCAATTGTTATGGCGGAGCAGGAACTCTTCTACGCGACGGGTTGCCCGTTCCGTCGCCTCGGAGGATTTGGCAATGAGGGCGATATCGCCCTTGAGTTCCGTCATATCGACCTGCAGCTTGTTGACGGTGTCCTTGTTCGGCAGGTGTTTCAGCTCACCTTCGATCGCCTGGATGCGGCGATCGTGCTCGATGAGCTTAGTTTTCGCGCCATCGACACTGCTGGTGAGCATCTTTTCGCCCGAAGAAAAATAGCCTTTGGCATGGCCGAGGATGGCGATGACACTCAGCACGATCCCGAGATATTGCATGATTTCAGTCAAGGTCATTTCAGGTAGGCTTCCTTTTCCACGATGACCTGACACTCAAGGCAACGGGTCGCTGACGGATGGACGCGCCGGCGCGCCTGTGAGATCGTGGCACCGCAACCGCACTGCTCCCGACCCTGTTGTTTCAATGCGGCGCTGGCCGCATTGATGCGGGCTTGCCGTTCCTGCTCGACGCGCTCCTCGCCAATTTCCCGGTCAAATTCACTGTACATTCGAGCCTCCGACGCTAGCCGATCGGCGAGTTTCACAAACGCGCAGCGCGGTGCGATCGGCGCCCCAATTCGTCGCGATCTCGATTTCCGTGAGATCGCGATCGGGAAGGACGACGGGATCGGGGCAAGGTTTTTTCGCCTCGGCAGGCAATTCCTTTTCAACGACGGTCTGAACCAAGATCGGCTCCCTATCGCTTGTTGAGCAGGCGGACCCGCTCGCGACCAAGACCACGGCCAGGACCGCTGCTATTCGGCAAAGCCGCATTCTGTTTCTCCAGTTCAACGGCACGCGCTTCAGCGTCCGCGATCTGGTCGCGGGCTGCGTTCTGGGCTGCCATGGTTTCTCTGAGGTTCGTCGCAATCTTGGCCTGTGCCTGGGCATTCATGGTCTCGACCTGGGCGCGCCAGTAGTGGTCGCGTTCGGAACGGGCGAGCGTCGTGGCATCGCTGACCATGCCTTCGATCTTCGACACAGTGCCGAGACCAAGAGCGGCAATGGCAACGACTGCGGCAAGCACGCCCGCGATCAGCAGATAGGTCCGGTTCATACGCCGCCCTCCGTATCACTCGATTTCGCCAGGGCGGCGTTCCTGAAATCCATCGATCCTGAAAACCGGTGGATGCCGAGGGTCGAGGCAATCAGCATCACCATGGAAGGCACGGCCGTGGCACCGAATGCCACCGCCTGCTCGGAGCCACGCATGGCCCCGATCGCCAAGACCAGGATGACGATCCAAGCCAGAACAAAGGAGGCCCAGATGTACAGCCGCGAGGTGGAATAGGAGGGCTTATTCACCGGGCACCTCCATCGCCACCAGCGCCAGCAACGCGCCGCTGCTGATGCCCAGCGCGGTCTCTGAATAGAACAACAGGTGCGGTGGTTTTGGCTCCCAGGTCTCGAAGACCAGGGAGGCACCGAGGGAGACGACGACCAGGACGATCAGGCAGGACACAAACAGTCTGATCATCGGTCAGCCCAGCGCCTGGAATGGTGGCTTGCCTGCCAGTGCCAGTTCCATTTCAGATCGCGTCTGCGGGCCGACCTTGCCGTCTGCCACGATCCCGCGCGACTTCTGGAAGAGTATGGTCGTCATCTCGGTGTTGTGATCGAATGCATCCCCATCCAGCAGCGGCCCTGCCATGGGGATGGTCTTGCGCCACGCCTTCAGCCGGTCTTTCCAGTCGGCAACTTCAGGACCGAAGTCGCGGCGCTTTAGGACCGCGTCGAGGATCGGCTTGAAGCCCTTCGAACGACCTTCAAAGAGGTAGTCATAGACCTTCGAAGCATCGAAGCTTGGGCATGCTTTGTTGGCATACTCGTTGTGGCCGGAAAGCTTCTTGATGTTGAAGCGGTCTCGCAGTTCGACCAGCTCAGCCAAGAGCGCGCTTGCCTGGGCTGCGTTGCGCGTATCCTTTGCGGTCTTGCCGTCGCGGGCAACACCTCCGGCGTAGACGACGCCGAGGGATCGCTCGTTATGGCCCTCGCAGTGCGCGCCAATCTTGTCGAGCGGCCTGCCCGCCCAGCGCTCACCGTTCAGGCCGATGACACGATGGTATCCAATGCCGGACCAACCCCGCGCACGGTGCCAACTGTCGATCTCGGCAACCGTGACTGGCCGACCTTCCGGGGTCGCGGTGCAATGGACAATGATTTCGTTGATGGGGCGCATCTGGCAGTCCAATTCGAAGACGTTGAATTGAACTGACTATGCCCGCCTGGACGGTGACAAGGTCATGCCCGCCGAGGCGGGCAGGAACTAGAAGAGGTCCATTTGGCGGGTGTCTTTGGGCTTTGTGCCGCGCTCCGGGTTCGCGGTGCGTGCCCGCTTCATGAGCTTTTCAAGGCCGGTCTCGGTCAGGCCGAGGCGGCGGGCGATATCGCGGTTGCCAAGTCCGGCTTCGCGGTAGCGCAGTGCCCGGAACTCGCGGGCAAGAGGAACCTTTATATAGCCGCCCGGATAGACTTTGGAAAGACGGCTTGCAGTCTCCAATCCAATTGTCGTCGGAAGCTCCGATCGGCCCGGATCTGCCGGCACGTACAGGCGCATGCCGGCATGCGCTTCGACTAGGGCAAAGAAGCCGTCGTCGCCGAGAGCCTGCTTGAGATCGCCAACGAAATCCTCGCTCATGGACGCGCTCCCAGCTTCAGGCGCGCTTCAATCTGGATCTGTCGAGCGGTCAGAAGCGCCAGCTTGTGTTCACGACGGATGCGGCTATGGGCATCACACCCACCACGGCCGAGCTGACGCCGAAGCTGCTCGCGCTCACGCTGGATAGCAACGAGTTCGGGATGCTCGAAAAGAGGCAGGGTGCTGGCCATGTCAATCAACCTTCCATCGGATGATGACGCCCTCGAAACGGGAGCCGGGGTTTTCGGAGCGCCAGAAGCGGCCCATGGTTTCGCGGGCCGTGGCACCGATCAGCGATCGGGGAGCAAGGCCAGCCAGGCGCGCAGGGTCGAAACCGTCCGAGATTGCAAAGGCCTCGATCTCGTCACGGTGCAGCGGCGTGCCATCGACCTCGATATAGGCAATGCCCGCTGGATGAGGTCCGACGACATGGTCATGAGAGGCAGTACGGCAATGCAAACAGGATCCGACATGATCTTGCGGCAGTGACGGGTGCGCATTCCGGTAAAGAGCTGTATCGGCTCGCCGATATGGGCATGGTGGCGGCGGTGGCCACGGATGGTGTGGCTCTTGCTGCCGTCCTCGATCTGCGGCGCGAAGTATGTTTTGAAGCCATAGGCGACCATCACTCAGTCCCCTTGCTTGATAGGCAGGCACGGGTGATGATTGGGGCATTCAACGGGGAGGAAGAACTTTGAGCACCAAAAACGATAATCGAGCGACCGCGACCGCAACCATCATACTGCTGCTGATCGTTCCAATGCAGGCACAAGCTATGGATATGGAAAGCCTTCAACTTGCCAACGCATTGGGCAATGTCCTTGCATCGGAGGAGCCGTGCGGCCTTCGATATGATCAGGCTGGGATAGCCGAATTCGTAGCGAATAAAGTCAGCGCCGAAGATATGGGCTTTGCATCGTCGCTCAATATACAGACGATGGGAGCGAAGGTGATGATCAATGAGATGAGTGAGTCTCAGAAGACGGCGCACTGCGCACAGACAATACGCGTTGCAAAGACCTATGGGTTTATCAAGTAGAGCCGTAGCAGCCTCTGCGATCGCCCTCTCACCTCGGACTCCCGAGCCCTCTATTTGAAAATCATCCTGCGCCCAGTTAGCTCTCGGCTGCAGCGACGTGGAAAGCCCCAATCTATGCCGATCAGAATGATCACTGGCCTCGTACTGTCCGTAGCCACAACTGCCTTTGGATTCTTGATCGGTATGGGAGCACAGCAAGGCACTTTCGTGGTCTGCGCCGAAGCCGAAGCATGCGTTCGTGAATGGATTTCGGCGACGAGCGGCTGGGCAGCGGTCTGCGCGGCCGTTCCCACGATTCTCTATCTGTCCAAGCAGATCCGGGACGCAGACCGTCATCAACGCACGAATTTTGCTATCCAGCTCCGACGACATCGACTTCTGGCGATGGGGGTCGCGCAACTTGCCTACGTGGTCCTCAGCCAGATCGAACTTGCGCTCAGTAAGGTAAAAGAAGGCGAAGCGCCTGACATTCGAGATTGGAACAAAGAACTCATTGAGGAGATGATTAGGCACCTGCGGGGCACTAATCTGCAGAGCTTCGAGGACGAGATCGCGTTCCCTGTTTCCATCGGCGCATACGGAATGGCGCTTGTTGTGGAGAGAGGTTACGCGGGAGATGATGTCACTTCTTTCGCTGCCCCGAATATCGTGAATGAGTATTTCGAGAACGTCGCGCGCCAGGCGGAAGAATTCCTTGCAGAGACCCGCAAGATCACTGAGGCGAGTTGACCTGCGCACAGCCAAAGACGGCATCGTCATTCGCATTGCTGCCCCCCCTCCTTTTTCAGTCTCCTCACCCGCGCGCCCAGGGCGTTCATCACCCGGCGCCAGTCGCTGTCCACGAGATGGCTCAGCACCTGCGCATCTTCCCGGCCGGACAGACGGATAGCTTCCTGGTCAAACCCCCAGCGAGTGATGAGACCGCAACCGGGATAGAGAATGCTCCACTGCGCCCAGGCGATCTTCGCACCGTCGCGCTGCATCCAGTCCCAACCATTGTTGCTACCGAAGCTCACCCGCGCATCCCTATTTAGCCAAGCCTTCAGCGCCTCGATCGCGGCACGTCCGTCTTCGGGCTGGTGTAGAAAGCGCGTGTGATCGACACCGGTCTGGCGCTTGACGAAGGCGAGCAGCGCCGTGTCGCGCCGATCGCGGACGAGGCCTAGGTTGTAGCCGGCGATCCAGAGCGCCTGCAGCTTCTTGGCATACTTGCCGGTCAGACCCTTTGCCGGCTTGTCGGGTGCGGCCTGGAAACCGTCGCTGCGCAGAACGGTCAAGACCTTCTGACGCTCGGCCTCGGTCATTTCCTTCGTCGAGGTCTTGCCGGTGATGACCTGCAGCTTGGCGCGGTAGGTGTCGTCGTCCAGGCCGAGGCTCTTTTTAGCCACGTGTATAGCTGCGACTGAGCCACTCATAGCTGTCCAGCTCCACTGACGTTGTGGCAACATCCGAAAACGCCGAGCCAGAGTGATTCTATTGAGGATTTGAAGTGCCGCATAAGTCGCAGATACTGAAACTGGTGGTAGTTGTAGCCGCCGCTACCATTCTTCCAGCAGTCCTCTTCGGAGAAGCTCGCACGGTCGATGGACAAGCAGGAGGCGACCCATGGAGAAACTTCTTCCTTGATTTTCAGACCTTGGTGGGCGGCGCTCTCGCAGTGTTTGCCGCCTGGCTTACGGTCGACAAAATGGAAAGCACCGACCTGAGAGCTCAGAAGCGGCACGAGGAACTGGTACAACTGAGCCTTCGCGCAGACCGCTTGAGTATTGAGCGTCTTCTCTTCCCCCAGCTCTCGGAGCTGCGGGTGATTTACAAACGCCTGAAGCAAATCGAATTGCCAGAATTGGATAACGACTTCACGGTTGAGAACGATTTCCCGTCCATAAACTACTATCGTGCCAGCTACTTCGCGGCATTTGAGGCGAACCCGTTGGTGACCGAGCTCGAAAAGCTCCTTGCCAGGCCGACTTGGGTTAGCGCAGAGAGGCTCTTTACGGGCCAGATGTCTTTTCATGTCCAGATATTGGGCGAACTTCTCGCCCCACTCCAACGACATTGCGAGCAGACCAACAAGTACAGTAACGATGGATCCAACTTGGGCATCTTCGTCATGGACCACCTCATCGAAAGGTGGAAAGAATTCGACCGCGCAATCCTCGAAGGTCTGCCAGGGGATATTCGCTTGGTTACACGTCATTTGGAAAAAGTGATTCTCGAAATGGATTCGTTGGCGCGTACCTATCGCGTCCCAACCTAATTGACTTCTCATCTTAGCCCCCTGTCGATCTGGCCCGCCAAGGTGTGAAGGTTAAGCTCATCAATGACCCAAGATTTGCGACCGACGTTGGCGACCATCCGGGCGTACGTCTCACCCTCGCGCTCCACCAAATCATATTCAGCGACACGATATTCCTCGACCAGCATGGCAAGTATCCGCTCTTGGCGAGTGAGTTCGGGATGCCCCTTCTCCATCATCAGGCCCTCACGATTTCGCCAGATCGACGGTCACCGCCTGCCACTGATCTTCGATCGAGGCGCGGCGGTAAAACCGGACATACTGTTTGGAATAATTCACGCGCTCGGCATCCTCGATCGCTCGCATGGCGTCTTTCCAGCGCGGATCCTCGATCTGCAGGCGCTTAAGTTTCTTGATGCCGGCAACATCGATCTTGCCGGCCTTGGCGGTATTGAAGGCTTCAGTGATCAGCGCCTGGATCTGCTCCGGGCTGTCGGCCGTCAGTTCGTTCAGATACTCGTCAATCAGCAGTTTGGCGGTCTGGAGCTGCGGGCCGAAGTCGATGAAGTCGTTGACCGCGACCTGGACGCGCAGGAGGCCGTCGAAGGACTGATAGGTGCGATTGCCCTTTTTTCCGCCGACCTTGACGCCATACTCCTGGTCGAGGAGCTGATCGTAGCCGTCGAGATCTTCCATCGTGTGGGCACGAAACCGGGCGATCTGCGCGGAGATATCGTCCGCGTAGCCCATGACCTTGCGAACAACTTCATCCTGCAGCTTGTCGGCCGGCTTGATCAGGTTGACCGGGACGAAGTGACCTTTGGCATCGGTCATGCAGAGTTTGCCGCTCACCATCGTGGTGCCATCGGACAGGTTTTCCAAAATTACAGCTTCCATTTTCTGTTCCTTCAAAGTGAATTTTTGCAGCCCTTGAAGGCTCGGCGAACGTGCGTCGAAGCCAACAGGACTTTCTTGAGTGCAGGCTGTTCATCGCGAGTACCGAGGCCATTTTCGTAGCGCGTGTAGGCCTCAGCCAGTTCTCCGCAGGCATTGATCAGTGCCTTTGTCAGGTCTTTCCGCTTGGGAGGTCTGACCGCTCGTGTCTGGGACATCAGCAGAGCTACGCGCGGTTCCAGGGCATCGACGATGTCGTCGATCGGGATGAAGAGGGTGACAGCAACGTCGGTCATGCCGCGTCTCCACCATCGGGAGAGCCAACCACGCGAAGAGCCGGCCGGCGACGTGGCATCGGAATGATGACACCCGTGTAGGCCAGCGGTGCGGGATCGGGGCGATCGGCCTTGATGCGCAGCATCTCGGCACGGATCTCCAGTTCCTCTTCCTGGTTGCGTGTCAATTCCTCGATCATGCGGAGGTTCCGCAGGAGCGTTGCGACAGTCTCGGTATCCAGATGGACACCAATGTTTTCGAAGCGGCGGAATGAAGCGCAGACGGCGCGCAGCATGGCCGATGGGATAGGGTCGCAGTTCATGAGCGCTCCCCTTTTCCGAATGCCGGCCGCACCACATTGCCTTCGACTTCCGGCAGAATATCCGCCAGATGCCCGGTTGCTTCCTCTTCCAGGAAGGTGCGGGCCCCACGGCCGGCCTCGTTGTCACGATGGCAACGCACCTCGATTTCGAGGTTGGTGGCCAAGGCCTGCAGAGCGGTCAGAACCTTGACCAGCACGATAACCTGTTCCTGATCCATGCTGATGCCATCGGCGTCGTCCTGGACGCTGACGAAGTCGTTCAACAAATCCTGCAGGCCAGAGCTAAGAGGGGAAATGCTGAGAGGAGCCGCGCTCATAGGATGTCCCCCATGTCGCGGTTGCGCCAAGAGGCGACCAGATAGTTCATCGTCAGCTCTTCGCCATTGCCGAGCGCAGCCATCATTGCCGCCTTGATTGTCCGGTCGATGTTGCGAAGCGCGCCCGGCTTGGTCGCAATGCCGTGCAGGAAGGTGACGCAATCCTTCTCTTCGATCCCCCAGGCGCGAATGAGCATGGCAGCGTCCTGGACCGGATCCTTCTCGCGCTTCAGCCGGCGATCGAAACGTGTGGCGACCTGGGCGCGGCTGGCGACAGAGCCTTTGTCCTTGATGAAGGAAACGGCGGTGTCTTCGTTACCAAGGAGCGCTACACCGCATTTGTAGATGTCGACGAAGTGCCGGATCTGGTTGACTGCATCCGGAACGAGGTTCTGCGCTTCGTCGATGACGAGGAGCGTGCCGTCGCCGATGCGTTGAAGCTTGCGGCCGATGGCGCGGGCAAGCCGGGTCGGATTGTGCTCCTGAATGTCCAGTTCTGCCGCCAGCTCCACCAACATGCCGTGAACGGTCTTGGTGTTCGGGCTGATCGTCGCCAACCAGGCATGCGGGCGGGTGTCGCAGAAATGGCGTGCCGTCGTTGTCTTGCCGGAGCCGGAGGGCAAGGTGACGGCGGTGAAGCCAGCAGTCATCTGGGTGAACATCAGGACGTTGAAGATGTCCTGCCCGACATTCGTCTTCTGGAACGGAGGCGAAACCGGAATGCTGGCAGCGATGCTGGCGCTCTCTTCCAGCGCTTCCAGCCAGTTGCTCACCTGCTCGTTGATGTTGGCCAGTGTGCCCGGATAGTTACCGTTCGACCACTGCGAGAAGGTGCCGTCCTTGATACCGGCGCGGCGGGCGACCTCGGCCTTGTTCCAGCCGTTCGCCTGGGCAGCGTCCATGACTCGGGTGAGCAGCTTGCGCCACAACTCGACATCGTCCGCAGGGTGACGCTGGGCGAAATCCGACGCGACCGTCGGGAAGCTCCACGCCTGGATTGTGCTTTTTGGTTTAATCATCTAAAGGTTCCTTGCTGATTGTCGGGCGGGTCTTTGGATCCGCCCTTTTTTTTGGAACCGTACTCGGTACATGTCGGCTCTGTGATTGACGCCCGGACGCACTACCTGCCGGGCGATCCCCCTTTCGGGAATTTGAGAATGGCGGCATCGCCACCGGCCAGGCGCGCAAGGCCCCGGCTGAAACTGTCTTCAAACTGCTGATCGTCGATCTCACCTGCAGGCAGCTGCGCAAGGTTCGTCGAAACCGGTGTGCGGGTGATCAGGCGGGTCACGGTCGGACGTGCCGGCTTCGGTTGCGTGACCTTGTCGCTGCGGCTCATGAGATCCTTGAGCTGCAGATCGGACAGACGCCTTGCGCTCTTCAGCGCGGCCGTGTCGTCCTTCTTCTTGGTCGAGCGGGCGCGGGCGATATCGCGGGCTGCGGCAGCGCAGTCGAAACCGCTGTTGTCGATGCAATCGGCATCGCAGAGGAACCGGCCCTGCGGGTCGTAGATCTTGACCGAGCCGTGCAGGTTCGAAGGGTCGAAGCGAACGGTGAGCTTCTTGCCGATCCACTGATTGAGCGCGCTGTTCCAGTATCGATTGTCGAAGAGATGGATCGCGCCATCTGGCTTGCGGGCTGTGATCGTCTCGGCGGTCAGCATCCAGAGCGAACGCTGCGATGGGCTGGCATAACGGATGTGCTGGTTGGCCGGATCCTCGACACTGGCGGTAAACACCTGGTCGAAGCTCTTGCCCTTGGCAGTCTCGGTCTTACGTTCCTCGCGGGCGTTATGCTCTTCGATGCACTCGGCGACATGCCTCTCCAGCTCGTCGAGCGGCACGGCGCTCTTGCCGTAGTTCTCCGGCTTGTGCTGCGTGCTGCGGCCGGTGTAGCAGCCAGCCATTGCCGGGTGCTTTGAGATGTTCTCGGCAAGGTCGCCCCAACCGCGCTCGATCGGCTTCGACTGTCCGGAATATGGATTGACGAAACGTGCCTCGATGCCGAGCGTTTGCAGAAGACCGGCGACTTCGTCCTCTGTGATCTTGAAGCGATTACGGCGCTTGGCACCGCCGGAGATCTTTTTCGAGGCAAAGGCCTTGCCGTTGTCCATGTAGAGGCGCGCTGGGATGCCATGCGTCTCGATCATGTTGCCGACGATGGTGCGGACGGCTTCCCAGGTCTCGGCCTCGGCAAGTGTCCAGGAGAGGATCTTGCGGGAATAGATGTCCTGCGTTGCCATCAGGTAGACGCGGCCCGGCTTGTCGCGGCCGGGGAAGGCAACATGAAGGTCGAGCTTGTGACCATCCGTGTTGACCATCTCCATGGCAAACAGATGAGCAACAGACCGGCGCTGGGCCGGGAACAACTTCTTCGCGTCTTCTTTGCCCTTGCGGGCAAGGATCTGGACTGCCCTAGGAACCCAAATATCCATGCGGCGGCGCAAGGTGCGCTCTGCGGGAATTGGTGCCCAGCCCTTCTTCTTGGCCACGGCTTTCATGCGTCGGTAGCAGGCCGAAAATGCTGGACCTTCCGCGCGCAGGAAATCCGAGGCGAGAACGTCCCAGGCGCCCTGGTGGACAGGCGCAAGGTCAGGCTGGATGCCATCGGCGATCGATGATGTCGAAGGTGCAAGTGCTGCCAGCCAGTCGGCGCGGGCATGGCCTTCGAGCAGAGCCACCCAATGGTAGTAGGTGCGAACGCTGACATCGGCTTTGCGGCAGCAATGCTTGATCGCGTCGAGCGCCTTGATGCCGGAGACCTTCATCTCCTCGACATCGACAATGATCGCTAGACGGGCCTTGCAGACGGACTTCTGCTTGTCCGTCAGCGCCTCGAACTTCTGCCAGAGCAGGCGTGTCTTCTCGGCGCGGCCGGTCGGAAGCTGCGCATTCAGGAATGCGAGTTTCTGACGGGCGACGGACGGCAGGAGCGAATAGTGATATTCGAAGCCGCCGCCGCCTTCGCGGCCTTCCTGCTTGCGGATATTCTCCGGATGGGCGCGCCAGCCGTGTCGCACGATGTGTCGGGTATATCCCGGCGCATCCAGCGGCATTTCCGGCAACTTCGCGGCCACCATCTCAGCGACTGTGAACCACTCTTTCAAGGCCGGCCTCCATTTCGACGAATGTTGACCGGCGTGGCCTTCAGCACCTTGAGCTGATCGGCCAGAACACGCTGTTCCTGTTGGACGCGGGCGATCTCTGCTAGGCGGGCTTCGTCGCCTTCGAGAAGGAGAAGCCCGTCGTCGGAAACGATGATGTCCCAAAGCCAGACCGCGCCGGTGGCTCGGACGAAAGCCTTGAAACGGATCAGGCTGATGTCGTGGGTCGCCTTGCTCTCGGCGGTGTAGGCATCGAGCGCGGCCTTCGAGATGGAATCGAGCCGGAGATAGTGGGCCATTCGAGCGGCGATCGTCGGCCGGTCATAAGGGCATTCGCGGATAGCCCGCGCCATCTCCCGCTTTAGGCGTGACCGGAAGCGATCGAGGTCGAGACTGTCGGTGGCGGTGCGCGACGGGAAGACGGCGGTCGCGAAGAAATCGAACTGTGCAGGATCGCGCTTCATTCGGCGGCCTCCAGAAACGAGAAGTCGCTCAGCGTGCCGATATGGTCGAGGACACGGCGCAAGGTGCTCGCCTCGGCTTTGGCCAACAGCGCGCTGACCTTGCGGAAGATTTCCTCCTGAGGATCGACCTCAGCTTTCGGGCCTTTGAGCCACGTTAAAACCGGCTTCAAATCGCCGTTTTCGCGGAGCGCTGCGGCAACCTTGACCTGATCGTCAGCCGGCAGCTTGGCCAGCTTCAGCAGGGCTGACTGATCGTTTTCGGCGGCGGTACCGCGCACGGCCGCACGCAATGTCGGGTGCAGGTTTTGGCCAATGCGGTTGACCAGCTTGTATGTTTCCGCACCGAAACCGAGGCGATTGCAGACATGGCTTGAGAGTTCGCGACCGCCGGAAAATACCGAAGGGTAATCATTACCCTTCGGGGATTTCGCACCGACCTTCAGGTTCTGGGTGCGGTCGATCTTGCCGTGCTTCTCTTCCCAAAGCTCGCGGTACTTCATCACGAAGATGGCGCGATCGAGTGGGTTCAGCTCGTTGCGATAGAGGTTTTCGGAGATCTCCAGCAACTGCGCCTCGACGGCGTCAGCCTCGACGATGATGGCGTCGATCTCGGTCCAACCGAGCAGCTTGGCGGCTGTCGTGCGATACCCGCCAGCGACCAGTGTGAAGGGCGTGGCCCCTTTGTTCTTGGCCGGCGTGCGGCGGATCATGATCGGGCTGATCTGGCCGCGTTCGGACAGCGAGGCGGCAATGGCCTCGACGTTGTCGCTGTCGATCGGGCGGAGCCGTTCGCCGATATGGATGTCGGCAATCTTGGCGCGGATGAACTCAGCCATTATGCCGCGTCCTCAAGCCCAGCAGCTTCAGTCAAAGCCGTCATGAAGAGGTCTTGGGCGCGGGCCGCGATCCGTCCGTAGGCTCTCTCGAAAACCGGGTCATACATCCGGTCATCGACGGTGTTGACCGCGCCGAGGATGGTCGAGCGGGCGAGCGATAGGAGAGCCGCCAAGCGACGGCGCGGAACGATGAATTCCACCGACAAGATATGGATCGCGATCTGTCGCGCCAGCTTGGCGTCGAACATGTCCCTGGGCGGGTCGATGACATGGGCAATAGTGAGGTGATTGAAGTGCGAACGGCTGGCGCGGTAGCAGGCTGAAACCATCGCCTGCAGGCGCTCTTCTTCAGAATATGGATTGAGCATGAATGTCTCTCAAAGCTGGACGAAAAGGGCGACCGCCGCTGCCACGAGACCGGCCAGTGCTACGCTGAACAAAAGCACCAGGTCGGCCACGCGGCAGACGGGGGAGGACGACGGAATGAAGGGGTTTCGACTGTCGAATTCGGCACGCGTTTTCGTCATTGGCGAGGGTCCGGAAATGCGGGATTGTCGGGGTGTGGTGCTGGTCGATCGGGTCTGACAGCCGGGGACATTGTCCCTGCGACGAAGGTCGCGGCAGGCTAGAGCAGCGGTCGGGCCAGCATCACGCATCAGGCTGCTGCCTTCGTCTTTGCGTCGAGGAATTCGGGCGCAAGTACAGTTGAGCGTGACTTGGGATAGCGATCCGGAAACAGTGTCTCGACGGGCACCTCAAGGAAGGCGGCGATAATCGATTCAGAGTTGCTGTTGGGCCGTGTCCAAATGGTGCGGAAACCGCCTGGGCTGACGTTGTTCAGTTCGGCGAGGCGGGTTAGTGTCATGCCTCGGCGACGTAATTCGCCGAGAATGGCATGACGGTCCCATTTCTGGGGCTTGGCCATCCGGTACTCCTCTTGGCGGATGTTGGCGCATCCGCTTTTTGTTGATGGTATGTGAGCAATCGCAGCCCGCTTTAGCTGGCTGCTTAAGAAGGGATATTCCAAGTTTGGAACGCAGTCAATTCCAAGTTTGGAATTTTTGATAGTGATGGCGAATACCGAGGATCCAGATGATCTGGCCTTCAGAGAGCGCGTGCGCGATCTGATTCAGGCGC